TGTCTATAAATTTGGAAAATGCCCTTTCTATAACTCCTTGAGAATCATGAACTATCTCATTCCCCCTTTGGAGGGGGGTAGGGGGAGGTTTTGAATATCAATAAATTACAGAACTTACGAAACTTAAATTAATCATTAATCATTGTTCTCGTGACTTTCGAAATAGAAACCCACCTTTACCAGCTTCTTTCCATCCCTGAGGTAAGGAAGCGTCTTGGACTCAGCGGGGGCATTTACTTAGGCAATGACCGTCCTAATGACTCACAGAAGGAGGATATAGTCATCCAGTGTCTTGCCTGCCGCTACCTTCGCCCCAAGGGACAACCCCCGAGTGAGAAGCTACCCCCTCCCAGTGGGCAGGCACAGATTCTCCTCTATGTCCCTGACCATTACGTATATATGGGGAGGGTAGGCGCTCAATACGTATCCCCACGCTACCGCCTGAAAGAACTCTGCCAAGAGGTTATCAGCGCCCTACGTGCCTCATGGGTACAAGGAAACATACACTATATTATTGACAGACAAACTCTTACTTCTTTTCCTAAAATACACCAACATGCAGCCACTATCACCCTCCGTTTTTAAGAAACAATATCTCCCCTACGCTCTTGAGAGCGAACGGCTTACGGGTATTTCCGCCCTATTTAGTCTTGCCCAAGCGGCACTGGAGACAGGCTGGGGCGCCCATACCCCCGGTAATATGTTCTTCGGCATCAAGGCCACCGCACTCACCCCTGACCACCTCAAGCAGCTGTTGCGCACCCAAGAGATACTCCCTAAGCCCGCTCGTAAGGGCGACTTCCCCGAGATTCTCAGCATCACCCCGCTGCCCAATGGCAAATACCTACACGTGGTCAAGGACTGGTTTCGCCGCTACGACTCCCCCGCTGAGAGCTTCCTGCACCACGCCCGACTGCTCACCCGCAACCCTCGCTACCGCCAAGCACTCCTCCACCGTGAAGACCCTCTCGACTTTGCTCACTTCATCGCACAAGCAGGCTATGCCACTGACCCCGACTACGAAGGCAAACTCAGGAGAATTATACGAAAGATCAATGATCAATGA